CTCATCATAGCCTGAATCCTTTGACCACTCTTCCATAAGCAATTCGATATTCACTGGCGGCTTCATAGCTTCTCCATTACAAAAAATGTGTTCTATTATACGGTAGTTTTAGGTGAATGTCAACCCACTAAATGCGATCTATCTCAAATAAATCGTATCTAAAGGCTAGATCGGCTGTGGGAGTTTCATCAGCCGAGGTCATCGTACCAAATTGTATTCCGCTGAGAGATACTGGGAACACGTTCTTAAACTTGATGCGTATGTTTGGTATATTTGCATTGGTATTGATTGTGAGAATACCGTCCTGATACGGAGATGCATCCTTGTCTACATTCTTGATATACTGACGGTAGCTTTCTGGGCGGGTGAGGGCCACGATCCACTTGTAAGTTTCTTCCCATACGCGAATATCTTCATCGATGAGGAATGAAATAGTGAATGGCTCAAATGTCATCTTTGTTGGATGACGATATGTGTTGGAGAATGGTGTAGGCACCTCAACTTCATTAGATGTTACACCAGGCAGGTTGATGCTCTGACAGAAATATCTAGCAAACGGTAGATTGGGTATAACGAAGTTATACTTGGTAGATTGCAGAAAATTACTGTTCTGTGGTATCGTTGTGCTAAATGCGTTTGTTGTCATGATTCACCTCTGAGGGTATTTATATAAAAGAAAAGGGCAGCATCGCTGCTGCCCCAATCTTGTTTCTGCGCTGTTGTGACAAAATGTCACATGAGGTTTCTGACTCTGAAGATGCGATAGTAGTTGTTGGTACGTGGTGTAAGAACACCAAGACCAGCAGTTGTACCCTGAGCAAATGGGTTAGCGACCATGCCATAACGTGTCTTGAAGCCAATCTTTGGCTGGAAGGTGTCTTGACCGATAGCGCGAACCATCTGTAGAGGTACGTATGGGCAGTAGAATAGACCTGCGTCATAAGGAGAAGTACCCTTATAACCGACAAGACATAGTTCGTCGCCTGATACTGAACCACCAAAGTATGGGTCAATGTAAACCTTGATGCGGCCGTGCATAACACCAGCGAAGGTGTTACCGGTATCGTCAACTTCAAGGTTAACTGAAAGAGCAGGTGTGTAGTCTAGAACGCCAGCCATTGCTAGAGCAGAAGCAACGTCAGAAGATAGGATCAGGGTGTTACCCTTACCACGTCTGGTTGCCTTAGCGATAGCGTTGCACTCACGCTCAATCTGGAAGACTAGACCCTTGAACTTCTCAACAGACCAACGGCCGTTTGAGTCAGTATCAAGGTCGAATGTACCAGCAGTTGTAGTACCGTAAGCAGCACCAACAACAGCCTGTTCGTAGATTGTACGAATGACTTCGCGGTTGATTTCAGCTAGGATTTCTGTAGACAGAATGTTAGCAAGCTCTGTCTCAGCATCTAGACCGTGAACGGCCTTAAGATCCTGAGCAAGCTCCATTGTGTACTCTGCCTTTAGCGCACGGCTACGAGCAGTTACAGTTACCTTTTCGATGCTGAAAGCCATCTCAGCGAACAGGTTTGAACCTGAGTCACCAAGAGCTTCGGCAGCAGCAGTTGTCATACCGTTAGCGGTAGTGAAAGCTGCGGTGTCAGAAAGGTTTGTAACAGCGTTTGAACCAAGGTGAAGTGAACCACCAACAGTTGAACCAGCCTTGTTAGAAGATGAGAAGCGAGTATTAGCTTCGTTGAAGAAAGCTTCTGTACCAGCCTGATTGTCATAACGTGAACGCATAGCGAAGATCAAGCCTGTTGGGCCTGTCATAGGCTGCACGCCGCAAACGTCATAAGCAATCAACTTTGGAAGCGCACGGCGTACCAAAGAGATAAGAATTGGGTCATAGTTCTGGATAGCAGAACCAGTTGCGTTTGTTGGAGCGGACTCGTTAAGAACGCGACCTTCTTCGGCCATGGCCTTCTCTTGGTTCTCAAGAACGATAGCTGTAACAGCACGCTTGTAAGAATCCTTAATCTTGCCTGCACCTTCGTGGTCTAGGACTGGAGACCACTTCTGTTCTAATTGTTCTGTAAGATACATTTAAATTTCTCCTTTTGAGATATCTTAGTATTATTTATAAATCCATTAATTTGGAAGTGTCTTACCAAGAGCGCGCACGTACTTGCTCATTGGGTTATTGGTTTCTTCAGCAATCATGGTCTGGCCTTCTGTACCTGGCTCGATCTTGTCTAGCTCGGTCTGTGCCTTGACGCCTGATGGGAAATAATTTTCACGCAATGTCTGAATCTTTGTTGCATAAGAATCAACATCAACAAATTCTACACCTTCAGCAAGAGACTTAAGCTTTTCAGCCTGAGTAGCTGTTAGACCTTCAATCATGTCATGCATGATAGCTTCTCTGGTGCTTTCTGATAGAACCTTTGTTAGTTCAACATTACGTTCAATCTCTTCATTAAGCTTTTCTTCTAGCTCTTCGATCTTTGAACCCATTTCCTCAACTACAGAAACCTTGTCTTCTGGAATGTCGATATAATGTTCAGCAAATAGCTGACGAAGACCTGAGATGAAGTCTTCGGTTAGTTCTGAGCGAAGGCCAGCCTCAATAGCTACCTCGTTATCGGTGACCCACTGTTCTACAACGTAGTTTAGGTAATCATCGACGTTATTTGATAGTTCTTCCTGAATAGCAGCAACTTCTTCTTCAAGAGTAGATGCATAAGCTTCTTCAAGACGGGCAATTTCAGACTGCATCTTGGCTACAACAGCAGCCTCAAAGATTGTCTTTGCCTTTTCCTTAAACTCTTCTGAAAGGTCTTCGCCAGCAAATAGAGCTTCGATATCTTCGTTCATGTCAACTGCATAGTCGTACTGAACTGGAGCTTCTTCCTCTTCTAGCTCTTCTTCTGAGGTTTCTTCAGTTACAAATTCGAAGTTCTCTTCGATAGCTGCAACGATTTCTTCCTCGGAAGCGCCTTCAGCAACAAGCTGGTCGATGAATTCGGTTAGCTCTTCAGATAGCTCAACTTCTTCCTCTTCAGCCTCTTCAGAAAGCTCTTCAACTTCCTCAGCGGCCATCTTCATCTTACCCTTCTTATCGGTCTTTGGTTCGACCTTGGTAACCTTGCCCTTGAACTTGGCGATAGCATCAGCCATGTCCTTCTTTACTGGCTTGGCAGCAGGTGAACCCTCGGCGACGATTTCACCCTCTTCTTCGATATCTTCTTCCATTACTTCCTTTTGAGGAGGCATAGCTGGAACGGCACCCTTACGTGAAGGAGAAGCCTGAGATGTATCCTGCTTTACAGTAGCAGCGGCTGCACCAACGTTAGAACCTTCGCCCGGCTTCTTTGGAGCATCAGCAACTAGAGTTGCTTCATTGCTCTTTGGATCTGGCTCAGAGGTTTTAGACTTTGGCTTCAATGTGGCCATATTTGGATTTGTAGACTTAGCGCCACGATCTGGCTCAGAGTCGTTAGACTCCTTCATCAGGATCGCCTTTGCTACTTCTGTTAGTGACTTACCCATATGAGATTACTCCTTGTTTCTCTGTTATTTATAATTTCTAAAGTTTTGATATAAAGTTTTCAAAGAGACGTAGTGCTACAGCCTCAATATCATTTTTAGATGCTTCCTTGATCATTTTCTTAGCACGATCAAAGTGTACCTGCTGCCAACCTGTGTCTGTTAGAATCCATTCTGCATTCTCCATGATGCCCTGAACAAAGGCTTTTGGAGCAGAAGGATCAGCAACGATATCGGCCGCTGTAGCCAAATGAAAATCGTCCTGCACAAGCTGATAACCATTAGCGGGCTTAAGAGACCCTACGCCTCTTGTACTAACGCCCAAACTAGCACCACCGTCTAGTAAACTCTTCACAATCTTTCCATTAGGAGTATCCATAATTTTAGCCTTACCGACAAAATCATTGCCTTCTGGCTTCAAACTGGTAATCATGTGTGAAACACGATCCAAATTGATGGTTGGGGAATCTGGGTGTCCCAGTTCGCCAAATGCTCTGTTCTTCGAGACATAATCATTGTTATATCTCTCTACTTCCTTATTTAACACATTGAAAGGATACACGCGGCCGTTTCTATTCTTTGCTTCAGCCTGCATGAAGATGCCTTCAATATACATTTCTTTCTTACCGGTCTTCTCGTTCATTTCTGAGAGAATACGGATTTCGTTTACTTCTTCGGTTATGAGTTTCATAGACCTAAAGCCTTTCTCTTTCTTAGCGATCTTTGGCGCTTCATTAGTGTGCGGCTCATCTTCGCTCTTCTCTTAAGTTTACCTTTGCGCTGACCCATCTTACGGCGGCGTCTTTCGGCTGGTGACATTCTCTTTAGTTTGCCACCACGTATGGTCATACCAGGAACGTTAGATATCTTCTTACGGCGCTGTATTTGGCCACCGCGAATACGTGCCTTTACAATCTTGATACGAGCTTCATCCAACTGTTCTTCGTCTTCTTTTATATTGTTTTTAGGAATATCAGTTTCTTGCTTGTCGCCTTTTCCAGACTGGTCCGGCTTCTGCGTAGCTCGTCTATCTTCAATGCTATCATATTCTGGTGTCTCTTTTGACACATCTAGTTCAACAATGTCCTTACGACGAAGTTCTGAAGCTGTGGCATCCAGACCCTGTTCGGTCATCTTGGCCGCACACATCTTCTTAGCTTCTTCCAGCTTTCGTGCCATAATCAATTCAACTGCTTCAGATAGGATAGAATCAGCCTTAACGTAATCTTTGTTAGCAATTGAATGGATTAGATCAATCATGGGAAAGGACCCTTCTTATTGAATGCGTATGGATCCGCGGTCTGGCCAGCATCATAGTCATTGTTATCTTTCTTTAGATCGATAAACAGAGTGAACGTATCGTTGACTTTGTTACCATTGACGCTGAATAGAATGTCGCCAGTTGGGTTTGTTTCGTTGTTAGGAATAGTAGCTCCGTCACCCATACTCTGGAAATCATAGTCAAATGAACCATTACCGAATGTTACGATTTCAGTATTTGAAGCGCCTTCCCATTGTAGGGAGATGTAGCTATTGGCCTTTGCAGAACCAAAGATACGCTTGATTGATGTTCTGTACATCGATCTTGGATTGACATTAGAAGACATTATTTGACCGGTACTATTCAGTGCAAACTGAAGAGAAGACGCATCAAGCAAGGTCGTATTTGCTACTGCGGTACCATCAGAAATGAACACGTACTTGACGAGTGTTCTTCTGGTACTGTCTATAATTCTATGTCCTTTTAGTATATTTGCCATATTACTGCCTTACTGCGAATGATATTACTTTTTCTAAACTTTCATCGCTCTCCTTCATCATCTCAATCATCTTCTTCTTGTTCTTCTTATTGAGAGATTCGTATAAAGCGGAAACTTTTTTAGCTGCTTTGGTATTTAGTTCAAATAGATTTCCATCCAAATCAAGTGATTCGTTCATGGAAGCTTGAGCCTTTAGAGCCTTTCTTTCTAAAGCAGACTGTCTTGAGGCCACGGCTGATGGATCACCCTCTCTCTTTGGAGCAGAGACGTTAAGGGATAGTTTGGTTGGGTTTGGTGTAAGTGGCTTACCTTTTACTCCGGCAGCACCAATAGCCAGGCCGCCTAGTAGACCGGCCGCCATTCCGGCGCCTGCTCTAGATTTAGAGTTTGATGGCTGCTTTTCATTATTCTTCGACTTTTCAGAAGTTTGAGATTTTTGTTGAGTTTTAGTTTGATACTGAGTGCTGGTCGAAGGCTTTGTCTCAGTCTTATTAGCGACTGATGTTTGAGTCTTAGTCTGTACCGCAGGTAATGTATCTGTCTTCTTTGGAGAAAGTTCGATTTTAGGCTCTGGTTTTCCAAGACGGCTGCCTGAGCCTGCATCACCAATTTTAACCTTAGGAGCATTACCCTTCATAGGCTTATCTCTCTTGGATTTATCTAGTTCCCATTCACGTTCCTGCTTACTGCCAGCAGGTTCAGTCATACCAACTAGAGCGCCTACTGGTCCTAAAACTTTAGGAGCAATACGAGTAATTGTTTTTGCGGCATAGCTTTTTACCACATCTTTTACAGATGGACTAGAACCTGTCTTCAAATCGGTTTTTGGACGTTCTGCTGGAAGATTTGTTTTTGGTTCTTCTTTTGGAATATCAAACTTCGCTCTTTCTGGCTCCTTGAAGTCCAGCTTAGATTTAAACCGTTCTGTAGCCGGACCAGCTTTAGGACTTCTCAATGGATTCTTTTCCAATTTATCAAGCTTCTGAGCCTTGCGTATGTACTTTTCTACTCCAGAATACTCTTTCAGCATAGCCTGATTGGCCTTTCTGCTCAGAGAATCCATTCTAGAACGAATGGCATCAGGCTTGTCGTCTTTCTCTTTTGGTCCACCGATATTCCACTTAGCTTTGCCAGCTTCAGCCGGCTTCAATAACTTTCGTCCTGTCTTCTTTGGTGGATCTTCCTCTTCAGTTTCTTCATGAAGAGCATGTCCACTTAGATTGATGCCTTCGAATGGAATAGAAACGTACTTGTCGATGGCCTGAGCATAGTATAGACCAATCTTCTGGCCATCAGGAAATACGCGAATACCCTTGCGCTTGAGCAAGAGAACTGATGGCATTTGACTTTGTTTTGGAAAACCACGACCAAAGCGAGGGTCATTCTTTGAGAAATAGTCTTTTGTTTCCCAATCAGACATAGCCTCTTTCATTACATCCTGCTTGATCTTTCTATAGACCTGCTTATCGTTCAATATCTCGGCCATAAGAGAGTCGAGTAGATTCATCATCATACGCTTCTCTTGAGCCGTCATCTTGTCTACAGGTTTCTCCATAGCACGTTTCAAAGCAGAAAGCTTCTTAGCATCAAATAGACCAGCACGAACAAGCTGTGAAAGCTTATTCATGTCGTGTTCTTCCTTCTCAGTGATGAGATTGTAAGATTCGCGTAGGTCTTTGATGCTCTTCATAATTTATTCCTTTGATTCTTGGACTTGACCAAAGTAGTTCTTGGCAATTTCAATCTTACGCTCTTCTAGCTTTTCGATAGCCTTGGTAGAAAGAGCGTTAGAAAACTCTGTACGCATATCATCTAGCTTGCCTTCTAGAATGTTATGAAGTGCTTTGTTAACTGACATTTTATTCTCCTAAATGTGTAGTCTATTTATAAATCTTGTACGAGTATGCAATGGAACAATTGAATAGAGGTACCATCATCTTCACCATTGATTACACCCCAAGGCAATGGATGAGGACCTGATATGACCTTGATCTTAGATCCTCTCGGTAATATTGTTTCCATCTCTCCGTCTACTGAAGATATACCATCAACGAAGATGCTCTTTGCACCTTTCTTGATTTCGATCTGTAGTACCACAGGTTCTGGGCTATCGGTGAATCCGCTAATGGCCACATCATGTGAAAGTGATGTTGATAGGTAACCTCTGAAAACATACTCTTGGTCCGGCTTGATCTTGTCGGCTCTATATCTGCTGGATAGACCGCTATACACGGTATATGGAAAAGGTGCTTGTGTGTCTTCAAATGCAGAATCTAGATCATCGATCATTTTACCCATCATACTATCTGTATTGGCATCAACACCCTCATCATGACCTTTGTATAGGTATCGATTGATATCAGCAAAGGCATCGCCAGTGTAGGCTTCAATAGCATCTAGCTCATTATCAGCGAACATCTCAGGTCTGTACATACCTCTTAGCTGATTAGCCAGCTTGACAACTTCCTTGTCTTTCTGCTTCAGTATTTTTTGATCTTCTTTAGAACGCTTGCTGGCAACTTTACTAAAACTGTCAGCTTGTTTCCATAGCTCATCAGCTTTTTCAGGATTGTTGGTCGTATAAGACTTGTCATACATCTTGTTAATGTCTTGCTGACCTTTGAATGGCACAAGACGATCATTATCTACTGTATAAGCTACTCGACCCTTGTTATCTGCATAACGGCCAAAGCCAACATAGG